ATGGTAGGTAAAGTAATATTTATTAAAACAACAAATGAAGGTTCTGCAAAACATAGAGGGGATCAAACTGCTAAAATGTTGCAGAGAGCAGGAGTAAATGCTTATGCTACCCATAAAAAATCTTTTCTTTGGCTACCTCAAACAATGAAAAACCCTATTATTGTTTTTGTTAAATATTTTGATGTTGAATTGGCCATGAGATATAAGAAACAAGGAGCTATTGTTGTTTGGGATATGGTAGATAACCCGGATAACTTTTTTGAACCCATTGTAAAACAACTTGATAATACTTGTATTGATGGAATTATTTATATTAATTTTGAAACATTAAATCGAATTTCAAAAACGTTTCCTGAAGGATTATATCACGATTATTTGTATCATAATTCTTTTAGTTTTGATGATATTCCCATTCCTAAGCAAAGAGAATTTTCAATAATTTATACAGGGGATATATCAGAGTGTAAAATACAAAAAATAACACAAATTAAAAAAATATATTATAAACCTAGTTTAAATAATGATATTGTTAAACTTCCAATCTATTTATCCAAATTGGCTGCTGCTCCCTACCATACAAATCTTAGAAATCATCCGGTTAAACCCAATACAAAAATATCAATAGCTGCCAAATGCCATTCTAACATTATATCTAATCGGGAAGCAGGGGCCACTATTGAATTATTAGGTGAAGATTATCCATACCTTTGTAATTTTAATGATATATCTGTTAATCGAATGCTTAAATTTGCTAAAAAAACTTATTTGAAGGATGAATGGCATTATGGTCTTTCAATAATGAAATCAGTAGTTAAACGAACAAATGATAAACAGATTACCAAAGATTATATTGATTATTTTATTCAATTAAGAATAAGAGAAACCAAATGCAAATTACAATCGTAGGAGCTGGGTTAGCTGGATTGACAGCAGGGAGATTGTTGAAAGATGCTGGACATAATATTAAAATTTTTGAAACAAGGGATTATATCGGTGGTAATTGTGCTGATTTTTATACTGATGATAATGTCCTTTACCATCCTCACGGGAGCCATATTTTTAATACTGATCATAAAAGAGTTTTTGATTTTTTTAGGAATTATGCGGGATGGAAACCAACACGAACAGAAATAAAAGCTGATACTGTACATGGTAGAATACCCATTCCATTTAATTTACACTCCATTGGTATAGTCGGAGTACGGATGAGATTAGAAAGTATGTTTATGAAACTCATTCAAGTAAGATGTGGGGAATCCCCTTTTCTGATCTTCCCTCACATATTCAAAATCGAGTACCTGTTAAAAGATTTAACTGGAATAACAAATATTTTGATAAAACTTATGAGGGATTGCCAAAAGTAAGTTATGCTGAATTTTTCAAGAATCTAGCAATGGGTATAAATATACAATTAAATTGTGCTACTGAGGATTGGATGAATGTAAAAGCTGATCTTATTATTTATACAGGGAGAGTAGATCAATTACTTGATTACAAATTTGGGGAATTGGCGTACAGAACATTAGAAATTGTTCAACAAAGGTTTCCTATTCAAAAAGATTGGATTGTTACTGATTGTACAAATAAACATAAATATACTCGTACAACCGATCATTCTCATTTTAACAATGAAATTAAAGGTTTATCCTTAATTACCTATGAGTATCCAAACGAATGTATTTGTAATGACATTCCTTATTACCCTATGTGTTGGGGAGAAAATCGTAAAAAATATTACAAGTATCTAACTTTATTAAATGAAAATCCAAGTATAATATTATGCGGACGTACTGCGTTATATCTGTATTTGAATATGGATGAAACTATATTAACTACGATGGATGGAATAAAACAATATCTATGAAATATGGATTTGGAATATGTGAACATTGTAAACGTGCTATTTGTGCTACCAAAAAGGGATTTGCATATAGGCATGGACCGTTCAAACATAAATGCCCTGGATCAAGCGAAATATTAAAAAATTGGACTCCAACTGAACGATGGAAGCAAAGGGAATTTAAATTATGACTCGTCCAGAACTCCAAAAAATTCTGCAAGGATTTGCCATTCCATTTACCAATCAACCAAAAGCTGTCAATATCAATTGCCCTTACTGCGTAGGAAGTTCATCAAGACAAAGGGATGATAAATATAGATGTGGTATTTTCCACCTCAAATTAAGATATCATTGTTGGAGATGTAAACGTACTGGATCATTATTTGAATTACTTGAAACATTAGTGGGATTAACCCATGATGAATATCAAAGAATTTTAGGGAATAAAAATCAATATTTAGAGGATACTCCGGCTAATACAATTCGCCGAAAATTAATCAATAAAGAACATGATAAGATAAAATCTCCTGAAACTGTAACATTACCTTCCAGTACTGCTATTGATAAAATAACAATAAAAACGTATCCTTTGTTAAAAAAATTCTTATATGATAGAAAAATAGATGTAGAAACATGTTGGGAATATGAGGCAAGGTACACCGGCAATGCTGGTGAATTTGCCCAAAGGTTAATTATACCAATATATGAAAATGATAGATTAGTAGCTTGGCAAGGTAGGGATATTACTAATAAATCTAAAACTAAATATCATACTCACGGAAATGTAATGCAAACTTTATATTGGTCAACATGGTGCGAAAACCCTACAAGAATTTATTTAGTAGAAGGAATCTTTGATTGTTGGCGAATGGAGTATAATGTAGTAAGCAGTTTTTCAAAGAGTTTGACACGAAGGCAAAGAATGTTACTTGTAAAAGATCAACAAATAAGTGAACTGATTATTTGTTGGGACTCAGATGCATATAAAGAATCGGTTCAAACAGCAAGAGATTTGGCTCCTATATTAGATCGTGTCGGGGTAGTTAGATTGCCCGATGGTACTGATCCTGACACATTGGGCAGCGATAATGTCAGAGGATTGGAAATTCGATGGATTTAACGGGTACCAATATATAAACAAATGAAAAAAGACCCCAAAAACCCCAATGAAAACGTACTAAAAAACAGTGGTTTTCAAAAACCCATACCTAAGTACCTTAAAATGAATTTTGATGATTTGTTTATATACAATATGAGGCAGCATGAGCACTAAATTTAATCAACATTTGCAGGATTCAGTCCTCCATTTAGCTATTACAGAAGACGATTTTATTAAGCTGGTGGCTGGAAGAATGAAACCCAAATTCTTCACATCCAGATTAACTGAAAATATAGCTCAATTATGTTTTGCTTATTATGAGCAATTTAAGGAAGCTCCTAAAGATCATTTTCACGATGAACTGGTAAGGTTGATTGCGGATAAACCAGATGATGAATGTGAAGAGTATATCAAATATGTAACAAAACTTAATAAACTTTCAAAACCAAATCAGCAATATGTTCTTAACCGTATTAATGATTTTATTAAAATGCGGGAAAGAGAAATTGCTCTTGTCGATGCAGCGGACCTAGTAGCAGAAGGAAGGGTTGAAGCGGCGGACAATTTGTTGTACCAAGCACTCCAATCTGGCATCAAGGAGGAAGATGCTGGATTGGATTATTTTACTACTTTCTCATCCTTAGATCAACGTGAATCATCTATTTTAACCCCTACTGGAATTGCAGCATTGGATAGTATGATCGGTGGGTATAGACGAGGCCAATTAGCTGTTACATTGGGTGGTTATAAGGGTGGAAAAACATGGTCATTAATGCACTTGGCTAAAACTGCTTTAATGCATGGATTAAACGTGTTGCATATCAGCAATGAGGTATCATTAAGAGTTACTGAAACCCGATATGATATGATGTTTACAGGTAGGGGAACATACAGAATCGGAGAATCTGTACAGTATTATAAGTTTAAAAATGATAAACTAATTCGCAACCAACGTGAAATAAAAAATGTTTATGATAAAACAATAATTGAAAAGGCTAGAAAACGGGTTCAAAGATTTGGTGGTAATCTTCGTATTAAAAAATATCCAATGGGGAAATGCTCACCCGCAGAAGTTGAACGTTATTTGCATTATTTAGAAACCTATGAAAATTTTGTTCCTGATGTACTAATTATTGATTATGTAGATATTATGGATTTGAGTGGATATAGTAAAGAAGTTCGTCATCAATTAAATAGTGCTTATATCTGGGCAAAAGGTTTAGCCGATGAAAGGAATATTTTAGTAGCAACAGTTTCGCAGGTAACAAGGGATGCTCTGAAACGAAAACATGTACGCCAGAAAGATGTTGCTGAGGATATTCGCAAGGTTGGAAATGTTGATGTAATGTTAGCAATTGGAAGGGATGATGCAGCGGTGGCGAATAATACAGCATCTATGAATGTAATTGCTAACAGGGAAGGAATCCAAGATTGTTACTGCATGTTCTCATTATGTTTTGATATAGGCCAATTTTGTATATCAAGCTGGTTAGGTAATGATGTAGAAAGTTTATTAGACGATGATTGATTATAAATCCTTAACCCAATCTGATACTGATGAGATATTAAAGGATGTTTCATTCCTTACAAAACCTTTACACCATCAAGCTGTTACTATTGTTTGGGCTGCTGATATTGGTAATCGTTTAATGCTTTGGCATGATGTAGGGACTGGTAAAACTTTATCCTCTCTTTACATTAATCAAATTTGGGAAACAAAACGATTATTAATTGTTTGTCCCAATTCGGTCATGCATTCTTGGGAGGAACAGATTCAACTTCACTCAACTCAATCATTCTGTTTTCTCAAAGGATCAGCAGAAAAACGACGAGAATTAATGCAGGATTCAAAAGCTAATATCCTTATTATTAATTATGAGGGGTTGCGTTGTTTGTACGGGGTACAGAAGAAGGATAAACATTCAGGAAAAAAACGATGGTATGTCAATAAATCCGCATTGAAATTAGTTCCTTTTGATTCGATTGTTTTTGATGAATGCCACCATCTAAAATCACCTGATGCTTTGCAAAGCAAAATAGCATATGAAATCAGCAGTAGGGTTGATAATGTAATTGCTATGACAGGAACTCCAATATCGACAGGATACGAAAATCTGCACAATCAATATCTAGTGCTGGATGGTGGGAATACTTTAGGGGCTAACAGATTCAGATTTTTACGTCAATATTTTGATCAAGATTTTTGGGGTGGGTGGACGATAAAAGATAAAGAAAATGCTAAAATGATTCTTGATAGAATAGCTCCTGTAACCCTTAGGTATGAACGAACTGAATGTTTTGATTTGCCCACGAAAACATATAATATACGAACCTGTGAAATGACAGCGGAACAGAAGAAATTAACAAATGATATCATTCATGGGATGAATATTGAAACTGAATCAGGAGAATTGAC